TGGGGAGGTTACGATTCATCTCTCAACCTTAGGTCCCTCGAGCTCCCTCGTCACCCGCCGGATGACCTTCCGGGTTCGGTCCTAGAACGCGCTCCCGCCGGGGCGCGGTTTCACATGGAACAATCGCCGGGGGAAGCTCTTCCCTCCTGACCCTCCACCCCTGTCGGCCTAGCGTCAGCCTCTCACTTGCAGAGGCCCGGATGCAAGCTTTCGATGACCAACCGGTGCCCCCGCGCTCTCTCACGAGGTAGGCACCATGGACCCCCGCACGTCGCGCGGCTTCCTGAACAACAATCCCGGCAACGTCGATCGCTCCCGCGATGTCTGGCAGGGCGAGATCCGCGACCCGGCGGACCCGCGGCTCACCGAGTTCCAGCGCAACGAGCTGGTGAACGGCCGCTTCGCCGTCTTCGCCGACCCGCGGCCCGGCATCCGCATGCTGGCGAAGAACCTGATCGCCTATCGCGACCGGCGCGGGCTGCGCACGGTGCGCGGGATCATCAACACCTGGGCACCGCCGGTCGAGAACGACACCGGCGCCTACATGAACGCCGTCGCCACCCGCGTCGGCGTCTCGCCGGATGCCGAGCTGAACCTCAACGACTTCAAGACCATGAAGGCGCTGGTCTCGGCCATCATCATCCACGAATGCGGCGGCATGCCCTATGCCGGTAGCGAGATCGACGACGGCCTGCTGATGGCGGGCCTGGTGAAGCCGGTCGGGATCACCACGTCGCAGACGGCCCAGGGCCTCACCATCGCTTCGGGTGCGACGGTCGGCGGCGGTGCGGTCGTCGTCATCCAGGAGGCGGTGGAGCGACCGGCGCAGATCCCGGCGCCGGCGCCGCCGCCTTCGTTGCCAGCGCCGGACTTCGGCAGCGCCGTGAGCGGCGCCCAGGATGCCATGCGGCAGACGGCGGACACGCTGGCGCCCATGGCCGGCACGTCCCAGACGATCGACCACATCCTGTTCGCGCTGAAGATCGGCATGGCCGTCATCGCCCTGGTCGGCATCGGCCTCGCCATCCGGGCGCGCATCATCCAGATGCGGCGCGACCAGAAGATCGCGGCCGTCGCCCAGGAGAGCGGCGTATGACGGCGCTCGCCGCGATCGGCGCCCGCCTCGGCGGCTTGTTCGCCGGGCTCTGGCCGAAGATCGTCTTCTTCGGCGCGATCCTGTTCGCCCTGGTCGGCGTCTATGCCGGCGTGCGGCGATCAGGCCGCGACGCCGAGCGCGCCGACCAGCTCGATGCCGGCGTCAAGACCATCCGCCGTGCAAACGCGGCCGCCCAACGAGTCGAGCCCACTGCAGAGGCCATCGCCCATGATCCGAACAATCTTGATCGCGGGCGGTAGCGCGCTCGGCCTCGGGGCCATCCTGGCTGCCTGCGCGATCGCCGAAGCGCCACCCGCACCGGTCGCCGTCTGCGAGGCGCTGCGCCCCGACCTGCCCGTGAAGTATCACGGCAACACGACCGACGCGGAGACGATCGGCAACATCCGGCGCGCCAACGCCCGCTTCGAGGCGGCCTGCCCGCCGGCGGGGCGCTGATGGACTGGAAGGCCGCCGGCGACTTCGCGCAGCTCGGCCTGATCTTCGGTCAGGCCATCGTCCTGTTCGTGCTGTTCCTGCTGAAGGGCACCTTTGCCACGAAGAAGGACCTGAGCGGCGCCGTCGAGCTGGGCTCGACCGCTCACCATCGGCTCGACCTGCTGGAGCAACGGGTCAATCAGCTGCCGACGCACGACACGATCGTCGAGATGCGCGAGGACATCGGCGAGCTGCGGACCGGCCAGGCCAAGAGCGAGGTCAAGCTGACCGGCGTCGACGAGAAGCTGGACCTGTTGCGGACCAGCGTCACCCGCATGGATGAATTCCTGAGGTCCACGAAGTGAGCGCGTACCACGAGCATCAGAGCCGGCACCGGCGGCTCTCCATTCTGCTGGCCCTGTCCGGCTCGCCCGCCTACACGGCGAACGACAGCTTCCTGTGCATGGTGGTGAACGAGTTCGGCATCGTGAGCACCCGCGACCAGGTGCGGAGCGAACTCAGCTGGCTGCGCGACCATGGCTTCGTCACGTCACGCGAGGTGGCGAACACCATCGTCGCGACGATGACGGAGGCCGGCGACGAGATCGCCACTGCCCGCCGCAGCGATCCCGGCGTCGCCAAGCCGTCGCCCAAGAAGGGCTGACATGGCGCCGCGCAGCTCGATCGAACAGGATCCGCGCATCAAGGAGGCGGCGGACGAGGCCATCCGCTCCGGTGCGACGGTCGACCAGATCCTGGAAGCGCTGCAGGGGATCGGCGCCGACGTGTCGCGCAGCGCGGTCGGCCGTTACACCTTCAAGGTTCGGTCGACCATGGCGAAGCTCCGGGAAGCGCGCGAGGTCGCGAAGGTGTGGGCCGACAAGTTCGGCAGCGAGCCCGACGGCGACGTGGGCCAGCTGGTCGGACAAGTACTTCACGCCGTGGCCTTCGCCCAGGCGTCGCACATGGCGGACAAGGAGCCCGACGCAGAGGACGCGCCGGGTCCGCGCGAGGTCATGTTCCTCGCCGGTGCGCTGAAGGACCTGGCGTCTGCCGGGAAGATCAACGCCGATCGCATCCTGAAGGTCAGGAAGGAGACGGCGACCAAGGCCGCGGACGAGGCCGTGAAGGTCGCCAAGGCGGCCGGCGTCACGGCCGACACGATCGCCAAACTGCGCGCGGCCGTGATCGGGGCGGCGACCTGAGATGGCACGCGGAACGTCCTCGAAGAAGGATCGAACGGCCGTCGAACAGCCGGCGCAGATGCTCACCGACGAGGATCTCGCGCGCAATCGGGCGCTGACCGCTTCCGACGTCACGGGGCCGCTGCCGCTGATGCCGTTCGTCGCTCCGGCGGCGGCGGCGAACGACGACGGGCTGCCGATCCTGCTCGGCTATCAGGGCCGCTGGGTCGCCGACACGGCCGACGTGAAGGTCGCGGAGAAGAGCCGCCGCATCGGCCTCACCTGGGCCGAGGCCTTCGACTGCGTCACGATCGCCGCCGCGGCACGCGGCCAGGGCGGCACGAACTGCTTTTACATCGGCTACAATTTCGAGATGGCGCGCGAGTTCATCTCGGCCTGCGCCATGTGGGCGAAGCATCTGCAGGGCGCCCTGGATGAAGCCGGCACCGGCGAGTTCCTGTTCCAGGACACGGACGAGCACGGCGACACGCGGGCCATCAAGGCGTTCCGTATCGTCTTCGCCTCGGGCTTCTCGATCATCGCCCTGCCCAGCCGCCCGCGCAGCCTGCGCGGCATGCAGGGCGTCGTCATCCTCGACGAGGCGGCGTTCCACGACGATCTGGCCGAGATGATCAAGGCGGCGATGGCGCTCCTGATGTGGGGCGGCCGGGTCCGGATCATCTCCACGCACGACGGCGCCTCGAACGCGTTCAACGAGCTGGTGCAGGAGGTCAGGGCCGGGCGCAAGCCCTACAGCCTGCACCGCATCACCCTCGACGATGCGCTGGAGGATGGCCTCTACCGGCGCATCTGCACGTCGACGGCCAAGGCGTGGAGCCCGGAGGCGGAGACGGAATGGCGCGACGGCCTGATCGCGCGCTATTCGCCCAACCACGAGGAGGAGCTGTTCTGCGTTCCCGCACAGGGGAGCGGTGCCTATTTCACGCTGGCGATGTTGGAAGGCGCGGCGAACGATAACGTGCCGGTGCTGCGCTACGGCGGCGAGCTGCCGGAAGGCTTCGGCCTGCTGTCCGACGACGTGCGCGAAACCACGGTCCGCGACTGGATCGAGAGCGAGCTGCTGCCGGTCCTGAAGCGCCTGTCGCCCGACGATCCCAGCGCGATCGGCGGCGACTTCGCACGGTCGGGCGACGTGTCCGCCCGCTACGTCTACCAGACCGACAGGACCAACCGCCGGCGCACGGCGTTGGTACTCGAGCTGCGGGGCGTGCCCTACAAGGAGCAGGAGCAGATCGAGATCGCCCTGATCCGCAACGTCCCGCGCTTCCAGGCGGCGAAGTACGATCGAACCGGCAACGGCGCCTATCTCGCCGAGCGCATGCAGCAGCTGTTCGGCGTGGCCCGTGTCGAGGGCGTCGCCTTCACCTCGACCTGGTATCTGGAGAACTTCCCGCGCTTCAAGGCAGCGATCGAGGAACGCACCGCCGACCTGGCGAACGACCGGGACATCTTCGCCGACTTCCGCCTAGTCACAATGGTGCAGGGCGTGCCCAAGGTGCCGGAGAACAAGCGCAGTACCGAGAAGGGCGGAGCCAAGGGCCAGCGTCACGGCGACGTGGCGATCGCGGGCGTGCTGGCCTACGCCGCCTCGCGCGCCGCGGCCTTCACCACGGAAGGCTATCAGGCCGTCAAGGGCAGCCCCGGCGACCTGTACGAACCCGACGCCGATCGGCGCGGCCGCATGCGCATGCGCGCCGACGATCTCGACGACGACGACGACTTCCGCGCCGCCGATCGGCGCGAGACCTGGTGAGGACTGAGATGGCCCGGCAGCCCCTGCTACGCGACCAGAGCGGCGAGATCGTCGACATGTCGAGGCTC